TTACAGTCTCACGTGTTACGAAACCACGTGCAATACCTACTACGTCACCGTAAAAAATATTAGTGTTAAAGCCGTACTGGATTGGCAACTGACGTGTCGAACCAGAGAAAACTTGACCACCAATAAGATTTACAGGCTTAAAACCATATGTACTTGGTACGTTTGGATATGCCATTTAAATCTCCTTAATTAATTTTTAGTACCTTTGCTAGTCGTAGACTTACCTTCTTTAAAGATAGGCATACGAGCATCGCTCTGGCGCATTAAATTATTATCTACAGCTTCCGCTTGTTGTCTGGTCATCTCAGCGTAATATGCAGCTTGCTGTTCACCAAACTCCTCAGGGCGTTTGCAGAGTAATAATCCACCAATCTCGATATTGTCTTTAAACTGACCTTCACGAGCGGCTAACAACTTGTACTTCGGCTGCTCTTCCGACATCACTGGTTCCCAGCCTTCTCGCATCTTGGATGAAAGATTGCGTGGGTCAGCTTGGTTGAGCATTGAAACTCGAATCCATCTGTATTCGAATCCAGCCTGTTTGTCAGGTTCTGGTAGTAATTCTGGTGGCGCCCATGATTTTGGACGTTCATCAAATTCACGATTTGTTACTTCTCTAGTTGCTTTAGTCATCTTAATTCTCCAGTTTTAAAAGTTCACGGACATATTGCTCTGGGGTTAATCCCAATTTTTTAGCTAAGGCTACCTGTGTAGTAGTTAGCTTGACCTTTTTAGGGGCCGTCGACCTAGTGGCCGGAGCAACAATAGTTTTGGGCTTTGCTTTAGGCTCGTCCTTTGGCTCTGCTTCTTCTTCCGCTTCTTTCTCAAAAGCTTCTGGAAAACGTTTACGCATTGTTTTGTCCAATTGCGCGTAATACTCTTCAGATCCAATCTTTACTCCTTGACGCTTGAGCTTTTCGTGTAGCCCTAATGCTGATGCGGTCATTTCTTCGTCTTGACCAAACCAAGGATTTTCAGCCTGCCATTCCATAACTCTGTCGTCTGGGCGTGGCGCTACTGGATCATTTTGTTGTATTTTTACATCAAAGTTATCTTCTTGTAAAGTAGGTAGCTTAAAATTCTTTGCTTTGTCCAATTCAAGGCTGGCTTGTACCATCTTTTGTTGGGCTTCTGCTAACTTATCAGAATCTCCTAAGTCATATGCTTCTTTATAGGCTTTTTTGGCCATTTCCAGTTGCATTTCTGAGGTGTTCTTAACAGCCGTAACATACTCCTGCTCACCCGTTGTCAGCATTTGTTTGATACGTTTGTTTTCTTCTAATAGCTTTTTAGTAGCCTGAATCGCTGCTTCGCGTTCCCGTTCTGCGGCTTCAGCACGACGACGTTCGTCGTGATAAATGCGCTTCATGGTAATAATCTTCTTCTTTGCATCAGCGCTATATTGGTCTAACTCATCGGTTTCGACTTCTATCTTTTTGATGGTTTCAGGGCTGGCAGGGAATCTGCCGCGATCTTCTTCAGGGGTATCATCTTCCACTTCAATATCAATGGTATCTTCTGCCATTTCTGCTGGTGGAGTTTGCTGCTCATCGGGAAATTTATATTCCTCTTGCTGTAGTTCTGCCATCGTTTGGCTCCTTAAATAAATTTGCGGGTAATTCCGCGTGGATCGTCCACAATTGCCTCAACGGAATCATCATTAATAATGCGGAATTCTCTGCCGTGGATTACTAGGCGTGTTCCAGCATTGGGGCGTACAAGGATAAAATCGCCCTGTTTGCACCAAGGTCCGGTTGGGAAACGCTCTTTATCTGCATAGCAATCAGGTCCTAGCGATACTACAAATAGGACTGTTGTTAGAATTTCGTCATTTTTAATGGTGACGTCTGCTTTGGCTAAGCCGCTGTCAAATTCTTTTTCCGCTTCAGGAATGGCGCAAAGAATGCGATAACCTTGGGGTTTTGGAAGTTGACTGGCTTTTTCCTCTTGGCTCTTGTCGAGTACTGCTGATAAATCTACTGCTTGTGCTAAATTTAAATCATTCATCGTCGGAATGTTCCATTCTGTGTTTAAGGTCTAATGCGTACTGCTTTGCAAAGAGAAGACCTTGTATCTCCCCGCAAATTTTTTGGTAGCTTTCAAACGACTGTGCGTTTCCGGCTGACATCCATTCTTTAAGTTGTGCTGCCTTGTTGTCTAGTTCTGTGACTAAAACTTCAAAAGCGTCCATCATTCACCTTTCTGTTTTGGCTCCATTTGTTTCATTTGTGATTCATGTTGCTCTCTGCTTTTTTGCAATGCAACATTAGTTATCAGCTGTTTGTTCTGTAACTGATGTGCCTTATCTTTTTCAGAGATGTGCTTCACAAGATCTACACCCATCTTCATCTTCTCAACTGTTTCGGAAGTTTCCATTTGTGCTTGAGATTTTGCTGCGTCCATAGCCACTTGTGAGGCAATACGGGCGCGTTCTACTTTGATACGCTCTTGTTCGATCATTAAATCGTTTTGATCTTTTTGAGTTTTTCGTTTTTGCTCTGCCATCTTGATCTGCATATCTTGTTGTTGTAACTGGACAAGCGGATCTTGAGCCTGCTGCTGTGCTTGCTGCGCTGCAACCTGCTGTTGGTTTTGCTGTAACAAACGCTGTGAAGCCTGCGCCAACAATGGGGCAAGGCGGGCTTCGACTTCTGGATCCATGTGAACATCTTCGCCAGACTCGTCTTGTTGAGGTGGCAAGGACATACCGAGCTGCTTTTCAATCTCAACGCGATACTGGAATCCAAGGTGTTCGTTAATGTGAGCCATCATTGCGGCTTGTAACTGCTGTGCCATCGGGTTGCCCTGCAGCAACTGCATAATCTTAGGATCTTTCATTGCAGACATATGGACTGTGATGTGAGCCGTATGATCTTGGTATTGGAAAGCCTTTGCTGGCTTCATCATCAAAATATCCTGATTCTCTGTGACAGGATCTTTTGGTTTCATATCCTCAGGCAATGGAATTAGCTTGGCGCCATTCTTAATTCCTAGCACATCAATCATTTGACGATAAAGCAAAGGCATATTAAAGAGTGTTGGAGACTGCATAGCCAATTGCATTACAGCCTGATACTGAACAATCTTCTGCGCCATCGTAGATGCATTAGGATCGCTGACAGGGATAACGTCTACATTGTGATAGTCCGCTTTCTTGGCTTTACGACTGCCTTCTTCTGGCTCATAGTCATAATCTAGTGGAGCATTCCGTCCAATAATTTTCTTTAATAGCTTTAATTCTTGTTTTAGGCTGTAATGAATGCGGGCTTGTACCGCAGACATGACTTTTAAGGTGCGCTCCAAAATAGCCAGCGTTGTGCCGACGGGCGCGGCAGCAGACATATCAGAAACTTGTAAGTCGGCTGTGTTAGCAAAACGACGACCTTCTTCTACGATCTGGTTTAACAACGCCATTAATACTTGGCTGGGTTCCTTGTAGGGGAGAGGCATGATGTTGTCGCGCATGACTCCGGACGGAACATCAACATCGCGGAACTCTCCGGGGGCAATCGGGGTGTCGTCTCCTTTGACGCGCAAGCCACGGGTCTTAAAGCCACCCGGCAGATTCGCAAGGGATCCTGCATCGACCAACTGACGTATGATGGAAGTGCCAGACTTAGCGTAAGCGCCAATAAGGTGGATGAGGCCAAAGTTATAAAAACCAAAGCCGGGAATATACCCATAGTGGACAAAATGCTGGAGTTTTTTGTGTCTTTCATCTTCTGGCTCCCAGTTACGACGGATAGACAACACCGTGCTTGTGCCTTTTTCAATTGTGACAATGTAGGGCAAAGCAATTCCAGTAGCTTCGCCTTCTGCGTCGGTATGCTCGTAACCTTCTAAGTCTAGGTTGACGTGCATTTCTAAAATTTTGTAACGATCATCAGAAGTAGCGCGGAATCCTAGCTTTTCTGCAATCTTTTTCTCTACTTCGTCTAGGGCATTGACTGGATCTCCTAGATCTACATCGCGGTAGAACCCTGCAACCTGTAGGGCGCGCAATTCATTCTCGGTTTTGCGCATAACATGGGTAATACGGTCAGCAGATTCAAGGCTAGATGCGCCATAAGGCACAACCATATCTTCTGCAGGTACATACATAGAGACTTGGCGTCCAAGTTGCTCATCTTCGTACACTTTTTTGAACGCATTACCAGCTAAACCCAAGCCCCAAAGCATTCTTTCCATTTCTGGACGGTATTCTTGCATGACTTCGGTCAGTTCAAAGTTCATATCTTCTTGAACTCGCTCTGCCGCAGCCTTTTTATCTGGTGTTTCTTTGCCAATCACGTGGGTTTTAACTGGACCTGATGCTGGGAAGATGGACATCATGGTTTCGGACTGGAATTTAACCAGTGCTTCGCTCAAAAGTGGATGGTAAACGCCACAAGCGCCTTCCCATGGCTCACTTCTTTCTTCAATTTTAAGACCAAGCAGTTCTAAACCATCCACATAAGTCTGGATCCAGTCTTTTCTTGAGCCAATATCGGATTCAAAATCAGAAATTAAATCGCTTGCCATCGTAGCTAAGACGCGATCATCCATTTCTTCTGCAATATTTGCGTAAAAATCGTCGTTTTTTTCGCCTTCTGGGGTCAGCGGATCCATAAAGTCCCCGCCTTCCTCAACGCTCACTATTTCAATCTCAAGCGGTAGTTCTTTTTCCGCTAGAGCATCAATCCCTTCTGGGGCTTGGTAGAGAGCTTTATCAATTGCCATATGTTTTTCCTAGTTAATAGTACCCAGCATTACGTCGGGATTTAAAATACTGCGGTTCGTCGGGTTCATCGGATGGAAGTCTAATGAATCCGCCCTGTCTAAAGCGAATAAGCGCTTGCGTG